TATAAAGAAATTCCTTGGAATGGCAACATTAGCGATTTAACTTCGCTCAAAAGATGTGTTTATAGTTCTTATGATTTATTGATGAAACAATGTTAAGGATAATATGAGAAACTTCAAAGATTTTTTAAATAAAAAAGTTCGAAAAGGCAAAAAACAACTCGCAGTTGTTAAAAAAGTTTTAGAAGAACAAGGAATGTCCGTTCAAGATCATTTGGGCGATGACGATCCATATTTATTTGTTAAAAATCCAACTAATAAAAAAACTTCGTTCGCTGGCGTGAGGATTTATAAAATTGGCGAAAACATAGCATATCGTATTCAAAAAGAAGAAAAAACTCATCCTTATGGAGTTGCCTACAGTTTAGACTTAGAAGGTGCTTTTGAAGATTTTCTTTCTGATATGAAAGAAGAGGAGGCAGTAAAAGAAGTAATCAAAGCCGTTGGTATTGAGCTTAAAGCTTTTTTTGAGAAAAGCAGCGAAGCAGAACAAACCATCAAGCGAGTTCAAATATCCAAGGCAGACCCAATTAAAACTACTTCCGTTAAAGATTTAGGAACCGATTACGGAGCCACTATTTTCACATCCATGTAAGGGTTTAAATGACTAGATTTACTAGTGGTGCTAATTCGCCAATGATGCAGCAAGGCGTTAATAATTCGCCAATGATGCAACAATTATTTAAATCGGTAGATAACAAATCGCCTTTGCAAACCACCATTACAAAAGGGAGTTTAATTATTTTTAATTACTCTTTTTGGGCACACGACCCCTATCCTATGGTTATTGTTTCTGATGTAATTGCTGGAAACAAAATCAGAGGAATTAATTTGCATTATCTAACATTTAATTATGTGAGCAATTTACTAAAAACCGCGTCTGGAAATCCTGCTTTTTCTTATTCTTTTATTAAAAACGATACATATATTGCAAGTGCGTTTAGAAGCTATAAATGGCAAGGAATAAGAAATATTAGAAAATTAGATAGTAATTTCATACTATCTATAATGGGGATGGTAAGATCGTTTGATATTAATGAGATTGAAGCGATTAGAAAATCGGTTCAGCAACAAATGAACGTCTTGCTAAATCCTCCAGCCGATACTATTTCCAACACCGTTCCTGTTGCCAATAACACCCAAGGACTATAATGGCCGATCAACCTACACCAAAAGATTCTTTAGGAAGACTTATTCAAGTCGATGTAGCGGAAATACGCAAATTATTGTCTAAAAATGATATGGGACCAGCCATAACAAATGGTTCCAAAAAAGATGCAAGTGAAGCTGTTGAAAAAATAAGCAAAATTATTGGAGGCGATTTTGCAAAAGACCTAAAATCAGCCACAGAAAATCTTAAAAAAATAACCAATAAATTAACAAAAAAGAAACCAGAAAAAAAAGATAGCTGTTGCGAAAGATTGCTAGACGCCATTAAAGGTTTGGGAAAACTAAACTCAACCGTACAAGATATGGTAGAACAACAAGAAAAAGTCGCTAAGGCAACCGAAAAGCTTGCAAAAAATAGCGGGGGTGGAGGCGGCGGTGGCGTTGGTGGTGGTGGAGCGGGCGGCAATGGCGGAATTAGTTTTTCCGCTCAAGCTGACTTTAAAGATTTTAAGAACAATGTAGTTGGCGTAATTAAATGGATGGAGTCTAATGTTCAAAAAATGTTCGGTAATACTTTAACCGATGCCTGGAACGATGCGTTTGCGTCGTCTATAGAATATGATGTTCAAATGAGAAGAATAGCATTTAGAACACAAGGCATTACAGAAGAAATGACTAATTTGCTAAAACAATGGGAAAATGCAAATTCTCATTTAGATCAAGCAAACGACTCGTTTCGAAAGATGAATTTCGAAATAGAAGGCGTAGAAACAACGGGCATTATTTTGGCAAAACAACAAAGAATGCAATTGTTGATGGCAAAAAAAACATATAATTTTACAGAAACAAATAGTAAATCTGTAAGAAAAATGACAACAGCAGCAGCACACTCTTCTTACATGTTGGGAGCAAATGCTGAAAATACGGCAAACTTATTCGGAGATTGGCACCAAAAATTAAAACTAAGTGCAAACGACATGAAGGGTATTGGTCGCCACATGGTCTCTTTAAGTAGATCAACAGGAATATTGGGCGATGAAATGATTGAAGTAGCCAGAGCGTCTGAGGGTCTGTTGAAAAATCTCAGAAATCAAGGCATGTTGACAGAAGAACGTGCTAAAAACATCATGTCTTATATGGCCTATGCTAAGAAAAATGATGTGGAAGAATCTTCTGGAAAAATTATCACCGCCTTGTCGGGACTAGATGGCTTATTAAATAAATCTGATGACGCAACAAAAAGATTCGTAATTACCGCCGCACAGAGAATAGGAAAAGTAAACGAATTGCTTAGCGGGTCGTTAGTTGGAAAATCAGGACTCAGAAAAATCACAGAAGGAGCAAAACAAAACGCAAATCAAATTTTGCAAATATATGGTGCCACATTAGACAACATGGAAAACATGACAGATCAGCAAAAACAATGGGCCAATATGCAATTTATGAAACTATATGGAGTCGGAATTGATGAATACAAACGAATGATTAAGACCGGAGAAGATGCAACAAAAAGCTTTTCAGATAAATTAAAAAAATTAAATGCAGATAAAGCCTCTATAAACACAAGCAGTCCGTTTGCCGCAGAACAACAGGCAAAAATCACCAAAGAAATACAAACTGAAATGATGAATGCTGGTTCGGATGCTTTGAATGCAATAGTAAAAAACAAAGGCAAGAGTGCTGATGAAATAATAAAAAATCTAAAAGGAAGTAAAGACGCAGATGTTAGAGAAATGATGAGAGATGTTGAGGCCGTAATGAAAGAAAACGGAGTTACCTACTCAAACAGCGAAGAAGAACTCCGGGCTATTTTGATGAATCAGGCCAAATTAATTAAGGAGTCGGGCGGCGAAGATTTAACGGGAATAATTAAAAACATTGATGTAAATAATAAATTAGACCTCGAAGCCGCTACTGAAAAACTAGATCAAGCAAGAAGAAAAAAAGAAATTAAAGATAGTGCCAATAATACGCCTGATAGACTAAATCAATTGCTAGGATCAATAAATGACAACCTAGCCAAATTAGCTGGCTGGAATATTTCAACATTATTAAATTGGCTTTCTGAATGGGTAATTGTTGGAGGATTGCTCGTTGGAACTTTAGGGGCACTAGGAATAAAACTAACTAGTTTAATAGGCGGAATAGGAAATTTCTTCAACGTCTTTAGACGAGGAGGGGGCGGTTTTGGCGGCGTGCCGACCATGAGAATTCCTGGTGGTGGTGTGCCTCCGGTTCCTGGCCTTCCTGGTTCGGGTGGTGGGTTGCCAATCCCTCGCGGTGGTCCGCAGCAAAGAATGACTGCTGCTGCTGGAGCAGGCGGCGGCGGGAAATTAGGATGGCTTAAAAAAGGCGGTGGGCTTCTAAAGAAATATTTGCCAGAAATTATAGGAGCAGGAGTAGGAGCCGTAGGAGCTTACAGTGCATCTAAAGCAATGGATAATGATAAAGAAACCGATTGGACAGAATATGCCTCAATGGCTGCCGGTGGTATAGGTGGTGCATTTTTGGGAAGAAAAGCTAAAAATTGGTATGATAATCGTGGTGCTGCTGTAGTCAGCGATGCCGCTTCGGGCATGGATGGTATGCCTGGATTTGGCACCGATTGTGTTCCTGTGTGTGTTGTTGGAGGAGCAGGACTTGACTCTTTAGGATCAACAATTGTCGATGGTTTATCAATAGCAGATACCGTTGGTGATGTTGGGTCTATGCTTAAAAAAGGCGATGCTGTTGCTGATGTGGCCAAAACAGCAGACGTTGCATCTGATGCTGCGAAAGGCGGAAGCTGGTTAAGCCGTGCGTGGGGAAGCGTTAAAGGAGCAGCATCAACCGTCAGTGGTGCTGCCGGGTCCGCTTGGGACGCTACTGGCGGTAGAGCCATTAAAGCAGTTTCTCATTATGGCGGAAAAGCTGTTGATGCTGGCCTACATTATGGCGGAAAGGCCGTTCAAGGAGCAAAATATTATGGAGGAAAAGCCATTGAATATGGGGCGGCAAAATTCAAATCTCTCAAAGAAGCATTTCCATCTGTAAAAGGTATTTTCCAAGGTCCAGTTGTTAAAGGACTACTCAAAGCTCTTGGACCAATAATGACATTATTGCAATCGTTTGGAAACGTAACATCCGTTATTTCTGGTGCTAAATCAGCACAAGCTGCTGGACAATCAGTTGATATGGGGCAGGTTGGAAAAAGCATAATGCAATCAGGAATTTACCCGATTGCAAATGCTATAACAACCTTAATTCCTGGTATCGGTCCCGTAATATCAGCAGCAGATGGCATTTTAGGTGCATTCGGCATGTCCCCTATTCAGTGGCTAACAGATAATCTAATTGATTTGCTTCCGAACAATTTATTCGAAAGTTTAGGAAAATTTGCTGTTGGTGAGCCACAAGCAGCATTGGCTTCTGGCGGTATTGTAACAAAACCAATTCATGCATTAGTTGGAGAAGCGGGACCAGAAGTAGTATTGCCTTTAAGTAAAATGAATAATTTTATGAATCAGCTTTTCCAAGGAGCAAATTTAAGTAAATTATTCAACATAGAAAACCTAAAAGAAGGAGTTGGAAGAGTAGTCTCATCTGTGGCTAAACCAATTGCTGATGTATACAATAGAGTTAGAGAACAAAACGCTAGCAAAACAGCAGGAATTAGCAGAAGTGCAGAGCTAGAAAGAATTGATGAAGTCTCTGAAAAACAACTAGAAAGATTAATTAGCATTGATGAAAACATTAAAGAACTAGTTGTGGCAATGACTAGAAACCAACCAATCAAACCCTCGGTTAAATCCAAAACAAACCAACACAGAGAAACAAAACCGCCGCATTCGCCTGAATGGGGATATTGGCCTGCATATATGACAGCAGCCGGAATGGGAAATGTTCAAATATTATCTGACGGAGTGAATGTATAATGAAAGCTACCGAAAACGGTTCGTTAAAAGAAATAAAAGATTGTTATGTAGAGATAAAAGGGTCAAAAATTTACATGAACTCTCTTCCCGATCTAAGCGACAGCAAATCTGCCGTTTTTAATGATGAAACAGCCATAGGCAGATCAACCCCAATTAAAACTTTTGCTCATTCTGATGCTAGACAAATTTCGCTAACTATTCACATGTATGGATCAGACATAGATGAAATTGATGCAAATATTTCTCACTTGGCCAATATAGAAAGTGCTGTTTATCCACAAAAAGAGTTCGATCCTTTTTCCCCTCCTCCTATTTGCAAAATAAAATGTGGCAGAACTCTTACTCCTGGTTATGGTGCCACCGGAGAACCTTTGTGTGTTATATTAAAAAGTTACTCTATTAAGTTTCCTAGAGAAGTTGTTTGGGTAGATGTTTATGGCGGATTGTTCCCTGTTCAGTTTGATGTTGATACAACTTGGGAAGTAGTCTACGCCTCTTCTGATTTACCTGGACAGGAAAGAATATTTTCCCAAGGAAGATAAAATATGAATAATAAAATAACTAAAGCTAATATTTCTCCTATTAAATTTGTTACCCAAACAAGTCGATACGCAGAGTCAGAAATAGTTTATTATGGAGATAAAAATATTTTAACCTTTAAAACATATAAAGGACAAAATTTAAAACAAGATCAAAACGATAAGTTTTTTGTAGTTCCTCCTAATATGGAATATCGACCAGATTTATTATCTTATAAAGTTTATGGAATAGTAGATTATTGGTGGAAAATAATGGAATTTAATAACATTAAAGATATTTATGATTTTAAATCAGGCATAAACATAAGATTGCCAAGTAATATTTACATATAAGGAAAAAAATGACTTGTGAGGTCTGCACGAATTTTATTAGTAATAAATTAATAACTCCACAAAACAATCTAGATTTTGCTGTGTTGACGCCTTTTGTTACTATCACAGTAGCAGCAGGAGGAAAATCAATTACTGTTGGACCAAATTCTATGCCGCCTGATAATACAGTAAGTATTTTAAATATGGAATTTGGTGCTGTGGGTGTTGCGGGGGGTGGCGGGCAATCTTTAAAAGTAGAGCTTATAGATGAAAGAGGAGGAGAATTTTATAAATTTGCCGAAAGTCTCTGGAAGTGCATATCAACAAATGCTTCGACAGCCAAGGTGACAGCAGAGTGGGGATGGATTGGATTAAATTGTGATGGAAGTCCCCAAAAAATACCAGAGGTTCCAACAAAGGTTCAGGCAATTTTGGTAGGTCTAGATGTTTCGTTTGCTGAAGGGAAATTTAAATACACAATGAACGCAACAGATATAGGACCAATTACTTCTGTTGCTAAATCAGACGAAACATTCGGCAGCAACAAAAATTGGATTCCAATAACCCAAGCTATTCGTGAATTATGCGAAAATGTAGAGCCAAAATGCAATATTGAATTTAAAAATTTAAACAAAAATGGCCAACCTTTAATATGGGAAGATGGAACAGAAGAGGGTCCAAAAAATTATTGGCCTTCTAAACTAGGAAGTAAAATTGAAATTATTCACTCTTGGATACATGATTACACGACAATAGATCAAAAGGGTTTTACTCTCCTAAATGATAACACTAAAGAAAACACTTTAGTTCTTACTGAACAAATGAGACCAGAAGAAGGCAGCAAAGGACAAGATAATATGTCTTTAGGAACATTTGTTGTAAATGGTGGAGAATGCAGTGTTGTTTTAGATTTTACAACTAATTTTAATTGGACTTTAGGATTATCTAGTCACAATATTGGCGGAACAGTAGATCAAAACGGGCAGGCTGTAAAAGCGGAAGAAAAGTATAATGCGACTACCAATGCTCCTGAACAAAAACAAGGCGGAATAGCAACCAACACTATAATTAATAGCAGAGCCAACGAAACTAAACCACAAGAAAAAGTAGCAGAGAAAACTGTAATAGCGAATCAAGAAGCATTAAAAAGTATGATTGCTCCTGGTGGCGGGGCACCTATTGAAGCACAATTAAGAATAATGGGTATGCCTTTTGAAGATTTTATATTTCCTATTTTTAAAGGGAAATTATATGCCGGAATAATAGTAATAAATCCTTTTAATTTAGAGTCTTCTGGTGATTGTCCAAATTGGCTACAAACTTCTTTGTGCAATAAAGTTTTAAGCAATAAATATTGGGTAATAGAAGGGTGTAACCACATGATTAAAGGAGGCAATTATACGACAACGCTAAAATTAACATTGCCAGTTCCTATGATTGAATTTACTCCTGGTACTCCTGCTGGTGGTCCTGGTTCGGCTGGATATAGCGATTTCAAGTGTGCTCCAAGTTAAAATGAAATTGCTGCAAGTACAAATTTTATTAATCAACAAATTGGAAACATATCAGGACTAGCATAATAAAGAGGAAAAATGTCACAAGAATTAGAAGAAAGATTATTAGTATTAGAAAATAAATTTGCTGATATACAAGATAGCAACAGACGCACGGTTCAATCTGAAATTAAAAAAAAATGGATAACGCCAGTTCAACAATATGTAACAAATGGCATTATGAGAGGAGTCTGTTTAAACACAATTGATCCTTGGAAAAAAAACAGAATTCAATTTTTTACTCCTTTTTTTGATAAACTTAACACCCCTGTAGATAAGCTTCCGTGGGCCGATCCTATTTCTGCAATGGGTGGATTTGATGATTGCGGATTAGTTTGGGTTCCGCCTGCTGGTTCTATCGTTATGTTAGTGTTTGAAAATGGAGACAGAGATGCTGCCTACTATATTGGAACTGTATGGGGGATAAAAAGATCAGAAAAAACAGGATACCCCAACCCAGAGTTCGAAAAAATTCACGAAGGACACCGAGAGGGATACATAATTGGCCAACCAAGACAATTTTTGCCTCAATGGAATACTGATAATTATCAAGGATTTGATGTTTATAGCAATCAAGATTTAGAAACTGAAATAGATAGACAAAACAAATTATCTTTTCCTCATATTTATGGAATGAAGACCCCTCAAAAACATGGGATCAAATTAGACGACGGAGATTACAAGTGCTATCATAGATGGAAAAGAATAGAGATTCAATCTTCTTTAGGCGGCTGGATGTGTTTCAAAGACGATCCTTTACACCCAGGTGGACAATGGGCACATCCAGAGTGTTGTTCTGGCGGCGGGGGGGGCGATGCACCTTGCTCGGATGAAGAAGGAAATCCTGTAGAACAGCCAGATTGTAAAAACAAAAAATTAAACAACAGTTCTTGTTCTAACAAATATTACAAACACAAAAATGAATGTCGCCCAATCAAAGGACCATTCGCAAATTCAAGCTGGCAGAACAATAAGTGCGATCTCCCGCAACTTGGAATTCAAATATTATCTCATGCAGGAGGAACCGTTGTTTTTGATGATTCGGTCGAAGAACCAAACACTATACCAGAATGGGAGTCTGTATTAGAAGATTTTAATTTTGGTTGCACCAATAAATTTACTGGTAAGGTTTATATTCAGTCTCAATTTGGTCATATAATTAAATTAAATGAAATAGAGGATGAATCTGCTGTAAGAGGGGAAGAAAATGGCATTGAGATTGTAAGTGCCGCAGGAAATTATATTAAACTTAACGACCATACAATAAAAGATTGTACGGCAGGCGAAAAACGAGGAATCAGAATTGGAAGCACTGCTTTACACGAATTAATAATGGCAGACGAAGGGAACCAACAATGCAGCCCTACTAGAAAAGAAGGTGGAGAGCCAATTGCCAAAGCAACGAAAGCTTATGTTAAATTAAAAAGCGGATACGGAATCGAAATAGAATTAAATGATTCAAGCGATCAATCAAAAACGGTCAATCAATTTCTTAGAATTCACTCTCCTCAAAAAGACAATACAGAAAGAGGTCCGCATCAATTCGTAATGATTGAGACGCCTGAAGGTCCAGGGCAGGTTGTCATAAGAGCAGGAGGAGATTATGTGTGTTCTACTTACGACAATCACATTACCATAATAGGCGATAAAGAAAAAAATCCAGCCAATAGAATATCTTTTACTAGCGACAATTCGCTAGAAAAAACAGAAAACGACTATATTAATGCTGCCAAGAATCACTTATTTTTAGCAAAAGAAAAGGCACTAATTTTAGCAGGAACAGACGCTTTCCCTCCAGCAGACTCCGAAGATCAAAATTGCGTTCCTACAATATATCCTGTGTTGTGTTTGACCGAGAAAGGGATAACTATAAGTGATAGAGTTTTTGTGTCCGCTTCGCCAGACTCATCGTGTGCATCTTTATATCAATTAACTCCATTCCATTCTTGCGAATCGCCACCAAAATGCTCTTAACATAGGATAAAAAATGACAATCAATACTGAAAACATAGTATATAAAAAACAAAATTTAATTTTTTTAGGCACTCCGTATCCAATTCAGAAGCATCCTAGAGGATTTTTTCACACACAATCAGGATTAAATCAAATAAAATCTGATTTGCTGGTGCTATTGCTAACTAACCCAGGAGAGAGAGTAATGTTGCCGGAATTTGGGACTCCTTTAAGAAAATTAATATTTGAACAAGGAGATTCTATCACCGCAGAAGCTATAAGATTAGTAATTATTAACTCTATTAAAATGTGGGAACCTCGAATTGTGGTTAATGCTCTTAATGTAACCATAGGTTCTGACATAACTTCGGATCAGTTAGATAGAAAAGTACATACAGAAATAGATAATATAGCTTTTATACAAATAGTCTTTTCTGAATTTACTAATTTAAAAGAAGTAGCAGAACTTAAACTTCAATTACCATTGTCAGGAGAATAATGCCAAACAATTGTCCAATAGATTTAATACCATACGACGAATCTAAAGCCGTTAATTTACCGCAAATAATTAATTCTAATTATACCAATCAAGATTTTTGGTCTTTAAAAAGCAGATTGGTGGATTTTATTAACGAAAAATTCGGAACTAATGGAAATGTATTGCCAAATACTTTTAATGATTTTGTAGAGTCTTCTATTGCTATTATGTTAATGGAAATTTATGCTTTTATTGGAGACACAATATCTTTCAAACAAGATCAACAGTTTGGTGAGAATTTTATTGACTCCGTATCGGAAATAGAAAATGCTTTTAGATTGTGTAAAAATATTGGTATGCAACCTTTGCCTCCGATACCGGCCAGAACGCTTTGGACCGCTTCTATTAACACCACTAATTCTCAAGACGTTATATTAACCACTCCAGTTCAAATTAGCACAAGCACCAATGGAGAAACTATTAATATAGAATTGTTTCCGTGCGACTCGAATTATAATCCAATTTTCAATCAAAATATTGTAATTCCAGCAGGATCAACTAGCATTAGTTCTATAGTCGGATTAGAAGGAAGAAGTGTGACCAACACATTCTCTGGAACGGGTGAAATTAGTCAAACATTTCAATTATCCAGTGCTCCTGTAACATATAATTCCATAGAAGTAATAGTAGGCGGAAATATTTGGAATAGAGTGGAATATTTTACAGATTCTCAGCCTAGACCCGAATATAGAGTAGAATTTGACTCAAATTATAATGCTTACATTATATTCGGAAATAATCGAGCAGGATTAATTCCTTTTATTGGTTCTGAAATAACGGTAAATTATAGAGTTGGAGGAGGAACTAAAGGCAATATTATAAGCAACTATATCAATACTCAGTATCAAGCGTTTTTAGATAATTTGGGTTTTAGCGTAACAGTATCGTTAAACAATTACACTAAAGGGTCTTACGGATACGATGGAGACGGAATCGAAGAAATAAGAAGAAAATATCCGAACTATTTAAGAACTCAAAACAGAGCCGTTACTGGATTAGATTATAAAACCTTAACAGATCAATTTGCCACTGCTTATCATGGCCAAATCGGAAAATCAATTGCCGTATTAAGAAATCATGGTTGTGCCGGAAATATTGTTGATATATACATTCTTGCAAAAGAAGGAAATAATGGATTAGAAAAAGCAAGCAATGAACTAAAAATTGATTTGTTAGAGGAAATAAATTCCAAAAAAATGTTAACAGACCATGTTTGTTTAAAAGATGGAATTATAGTTTATGTTGATGTTCAAATTGATTTAACTTGTGATAAATTTTTCAAAAAATTTGAATCTGAAATTAGAGAAAATATAATAAAAAGAATTGATTCTTTTTTTAGTTTAAGCAATTGGGAATATGGACAGACTCTTAGTTCTTCTGATTTGATTAAACAATTATCGGATTTAAAACAAATTAAATCAATAGATTTATCTTTTTTAACAGATGATTCAGAATCAATTGAATCTAGCACAGTAACAACTAAATTCTATGAAATAATAAGATCAGATGTTGTTGAAATTAATTTTAATTACGAATAAGGAATAAATGGCTCTTAAAACAATAGATCAATTTCCAAAAATTACAGATGAAGTTTTGTTTCAAATACAAACTACGAATGATGCCGGATTGCTATCCGATCCGCATAAAATTCGTAGATTAGTAATCTATTATTTAAAAAGAGACTTTTTAAAAACAAGTAATTTTTCTATATTTGAAGATAAAATCATAGAAGCCGAATTATTAAACGCACTAAATCAAGCCAAACAGTTGGCTATAAGCAATCCAACAGAAGAAAATTTAACCGCTTACATTAAATTGCAAAAAGAATTTGACACTAATGCACAAACTAAACTTTTTTATTATCAAAATGCAGATGTGGTGCAAATTGTAGGATCAGAAAACTTTCCAGCATGGCTAGAAACCGATACGGATAACGCACTTTTGGTTCAAACCGGGACCGGACTTTTTGAATATACTTGGAATCCAGTTGGTGCCCGCGAAGGAGATTATTTTATTTGTTGGGAATGGGAGCCTGTAATTGCAGGAACTAGCTTGGCCCAATATGTTTCTTTTTCTCTTAGTGGAAATACAGAATTAACCACCAGCATACCAACTCATTTTGTTCCAAGCAATAAATTTGAAACTCTTTTGGAAAGATATACCCCAGAACTATTTAAACAATATTTAAACAGTTCTGATTTAACCCCAGAAGTAATTCAAGAATTTAATGGTGCTATAGCTAAAGGATTCGAAAGCATAGAAAATTTAGGCAATCAACTTTTAGACATTAAAGATTCAAACGCAACTCACGAAGCTTTTTTGCCAATATTGGCTAATACTTTTGCCACAAAACTTCGATCACAAGACCCTACTTTGTGGAGAAGACAAATCAAAAGATCAATCCCAATCAACAAGAAAAAAGGAACTTATAGTGGGCTTGAAGAGGCTTTAGATCAAGCCGGAATAAGATTGGATAAATTTACTTTATTGTGGCAAATCACATCTCCTTATACTTGGCAAGAATATTTTGTTGTCCAAAATGGGATAATGGATTTCGAATTGTCTAAAGTGTTAATTGAGCCTTTAGACGAAAACAATTTTAAATTATATTTCAGATATACAGAAGATAGTGATTGGACAGAAATGACTTCTGGTGACGCCACCTTTACAACAGATAGTGGCGTGACCACTATGACAGTAAGTGGTCTAGATGACGATACAGAAATAAGAGTCATTTATCAATATGCAATTGTGCCAAACGATACAGAACAAAATAGAGAAGACTACATCAGAAGCTTACCGCTTGCTGACCAAAGAGACCCAAGAGATCAAATTTATCCTTTGGTAAATTGGAATGTTAGAGTTATTGAAGAAGATGATGCTTTTTTTGATAGTGTGATCCCACATCGCCATCCTTTTTATGACGATGTGATCTATGGTCATGTAAGAACAGAATTTCCATATTCGGAAAATATTTACAATATGGAAGAATACAATGGAAGCATAAGAGAATCTACAAATCCATGTCATATAGATCGTGATTTTATTGATAATTGCAGTGCTTGCCGAAGCAGCATGTTTAACATAGATATAGAAATATCTAATTTATCTAACATAAGAGTTACAGAAGCTATTGAAATAATTAAAGATTATGCACCTTTCCATGCAGTGCTTCACACAGTTAATTTTAGTGGCGGAATGTCTGACTATGTTCAGCCGCCAATAGAAACAATTAGTTGCCTAATTAGATATTTGCAAAACGACACTGTAGTGGTAGGACAATATTCTTTCAAT